GGCAAAGTCAGATGATGAGGGGCGCCGAGACGAGTCGAAGATGCAAACCAAATGGAACGGGTTTAACGAGCGCGTGGACGGCGAGCGTCTGGGAGAGGGAAGCCTGCGGTTCTGGTCGATGACGGACAACTACGACGGATACAAGAAGATTGAAGAGTCCAACATTGACACTCTCATCGACGAAGCCGCGCAGACTGCGACGGAGAATGATGTGGCGCATGTGGTTCACGCCATGTATCGGGAGAAGTTCATCTGTGCATCAGTTCGGAACAACGACTGGTATATGTGGGACAATCACATCTGGAAGAACAGCGAGAATGGTGTTGATCTCCTTGCCGAGCTCTCGCAGCGCGTAGCAAAGGCGTTCCACAAGAAGGAGATGGATAAGCTGAAGGAAATTGGGGAGATGGATGCCTGCTCTCACAAAGAGAATGATCCCGGATGTCCGAGCTGTAAGGCTGAGAAGGCTCGGAAGCAGTACTCTGCGGTTCGCCTGCGCCTCAAGACTACGAGCTTCAAGGAGAACGTCATGCGGGAGTGCAAGATCCTGTTCCGCGACACCAAGTTCCTCCAGAAGCTAGACGAGAACAAGCACCTCATCGCCTTCACGAACGGCGTGTTCGATACGCTGGGCAGCGAGGAGACTGACGTGAACGGCAACTACATCCGCCCGTGGTTCCGCCCAGGTAAGCAGGAAGACTACATTAGCTTCTGTACCAACGTGGAGTACAACGAAAACGCGATCTACAATTCGCACCCGTGTTGGGCGGAGCTGAACAAGTTTCTGAACAGCATACTCCCCAACGAGGTGGTCCGAACCTACTTCATGAAGAGCCTATCGTTGTGTCTGTCGGGCGAGTACGTACAGCGGTTCCATATCATGACGGGCTCGGGTTCGAACGGCAAGTCGATGCTCATGAATCTGATGGGTACGGCGATGGGTGAGTACTGCTACAAGGCGAACATTGCGATGTTCACGCAGAAGCGCGGGAAGGCGGGGGCTGCCGCGCCGGAGATGGTGCGGATGAAGGGTCGTCGGTTCGTGACGATGTCCGAGCCGGACGAGGGCGAGCCGCTGTCTACGGGATTCCTCAAGGAGATCACCGGTTCGGAGAAGGTGTCGTGTCGTGATCTGTACGCGGGTTCCAAGCAGATGGTGGAGTTTGACGTGATGGCAAAGTTCTTCCTGAGCTGCAACGAGAAGCCGCCAGTCAAGACGGTTGATGGCGGAACCTGGCGCCGAATCAAAGTCGTGGACTTCCCTAGCAAGTTCGTTCATGACCCGAAGCTTCCACATGAGCTCCCGATCGATGAGAGCATTATGCAGAAGGTGGTATCGATTGAGTGGGCAACATGCTTCATGGCGTATCTCGTCCACCTCTACAAGTCGGGCGGTGGTCTGCGCAAGCTCTCTCCGCCGCCAGAGGTCGAGGTGTTCACGAACGAGTACAAGGAGGAGTCAGATGTCATCGCGCGATTCATGCGCGAGTACATCCACCCGTTGTCCGATCCGGCGGGAAGTGGCGAGCCGTCCGGAGATGGTCCCCCGGATCCGACTACCACGACGAAGCTCAACGAAACATTCAAGGAGTGGAAGCGTGTGAACGAGATTCACGCAGGAAACCCACAGGATCTCAAAAAGCGTATCGAGGTTGCCCACGGAAAGTATCCGCGCAATGGTTGGACGAGCTTCCGATTTGGAACAGCTTAGTGCTTACGGCGCCCGGTCTTGGACCGGTGCTTCTTGCCGCCACGATACGTCTTGCGATGCTTCCGTCCCTTGCGGTGCCGTCCACCATAGGTAGGAGCAGGCGCCGCCGGAGTCGTAGGCATGTCACCCGCTAGAGGAGTGGGTGCGGGAGTCGGAGGCTGAGGGGCGGCATTCGCGTCGTTTCCGAACCAACTGAACGGATTGTACCAGACCATTCTTACTCTGTATCAAGTTTTTTACATCGTCGGGCGAGAAGCGCCGATCTTGGAGAGGAAATACGTGCGGAGGAAGCCAATTGAGACAACCACCAGGAAGAAGGAGATGAGGAGCTGAACCAGCGCCGTGAGGACCTCACCGATCTTCAGGGTGACGCCGCCAACCGACACCTGGTAGTCCGTGACACCCTTGCCCGCAGACGCCGCCGGCGCGAGGAGCGGCGTGATGATGCCGTCAGACAGCGCCGTGAAGAACTTCGAAACAACCGAGCCCAGGTAGAACGCCGCCGTCAGGATGATGATGTCCTTGGTGTCGAGCATTTGTTTGTAGTTTCATAGACACTTTATTTCAGTCTCCGCGTAGAACAATGGATACCCGCTTCTGGGGCCCGCCTGGGTGGCAACTTTTCCACCTCATTGCATTTCGTTCGGAGCATCCCGATGATGTCCTGAACGACATGAAGGATGTTCTGCCTTGCAAGTTCTGCCGGGCATCGACCACCGAGTTTGTCAAGAAGCACCCCTTGCGCGGCGATCCTGGCAAGTGGCTCTACGAGATCCACAACATGGTCAATGGCAAGCTGCGGACACAGGCAAAGGATGATCCGAAAGTCATCGACCCCGGACCGGATCCCGATTTCGAGGAGATCAAGTCGCGCTACATGGAGATGAAACCGACCAAGATACCCGGACGCGACTTCCTCATGGCGATCGCGTACAATTACCCCGAGGCTCCCGAGCCTCATGACATGTCGACGCAGCGCGAGTTCATCCACCATCTTGCGGATGCGTATCCCTTCGGAAATCTACGCAAGATCTTCAAGTCGTATCTCGACAAGAATGAAGTTGAACTCGGTTCGCGCATGGGCTACCTGCGGTGGATGTACGGGCTGATGCAAGCTCTCGCAAAGGAGACCAAAACCAAGCTTCGGTCGTTTAAGGGCTATGTCCATCACCTCGCGTACTACAAGGCAGGATGCATCAAGAAGACGTACAAAGGCAAGACCTGCCGAAAGACTATGTCTGGGGGCTATACGAAGAACCGGGACAACAAGAAGACCCGCCGAGTTGTCGGCAGTGGGCTTCTGTAGTATTTATGGAATGAGTGAGTGGGGTTTGGGTGGGAAGTTTCGATCAAAGTTTAGTGCTTCCGGGACCGAGACCGGCGGCGACCACCGGCGAGCGGGAGAGGCGTGATAGTACCCGCACCACCCTTCATGCCGTACATGTTGCCACCGCGGCGCGTCTTCTTGCCCGTCTTGCGGTACTTCTTCTTCGCAGACTTCATCGCCTGACCCAGGGACCACTCGGGGTGCGCCTTCTTCTCCGCCATCACCAGCGCCATCCACTTCTTACGACCACCCATCTGACCGTCTGTAGAAGGAGCAGAGTCAGCCATTTTGTTTAACGCGCGAGAAAGGCTTTTTGAACGACCCCAGGAGGACCATCCGCGAAGAGATTCCACTGGCACCCGTACGCAAAGGGGGTGTCGGGGTTCGCTTTGAATTTCTTGAACACCATCTCGGGAGCAACCAACGTGATTCGATCGCGGTTAAAGGCAGACAGCTCATTCGGCTCGCGGGGGTGAATTGCCTGCTGGTGAGTCAGACGGCGAAGGAACGATCCGTTCCACGACAGATTGACATACTTCTCGAGTTCTGTCCCTGCGACATTGCCCGAGACGATCACGATCTTGTTTGCAAGAGCATCCAGAGGTGCCTTGACAATCTCCTCCTTCAGATCGACCAGGTGCTTGCGGACCGTCGTGGAGATATGATACGCAACGCGGTTCAGCGTGAAGCTCTTTTCCGTGTGGGGCACGATGCTGAGAACGAACGGATCATCCGATGGGAACGCATCGTTCACGATGTCCACCATCGCCTGTTCGAACGAGATGTTCTCGTCGACGGTGTCCGATCCATCATTGAACGGCTTGGTCGCGACAACCGGTTCATCGCGCTCGTCCGAGAAGACATGGAGCTCCAGCAGGCGCTTTCCCTGCTTCAGAGCCTTCGGAATGTCCTCGAAGACAGAACCCGCAATCGTGTAATCGCAGAGACGTTTCATCCGGGGAGGCGCGATCTCGGGCGGCACAAGTCCCAGCTCCTCCGAAACCAGGTACAAAAGGAAGAGCAACATGAGCACGACAAGTATCCACTGCTCCATTGTCTTCTGTGCTTACGATATTTTCGGAATCCGAAACAGCATGGTGCGGAACGAGTTGATGACCTCGTCGGGAATGCGTTCACCCATCGGAATCTCCATCAGACACGCGTAGTGAAAGTAGATGCAATAGATACCACACTCAGAGTCCCGGTACTGGTGCCGTGTCTTGTTGTAGGTGAGCTCCATTTCCTTGCCGTGAATCTTCGTCGTGTCCCACTGCTCCTTCCAGCGTTCCATCAGTTCGACAATCTCCTTCTCAGGTTCCTGTGCGTACGAATCAAAATAGGTCATGCGTGGATACTCCAGCTCGGGGCGAATGTCGCAGAACACGCAGACCCAGTGCTCACCCGGTCCGTCGTGGGGATCCGTATTGATGACAATGCCGATGCGGTGCTTTCCCTTCTTGTAGAGCTCCTCGAGCTTCATCTTGCAGAGCGCGGAGACCAGGCACTTGCCCGTCTCGGACTTCAGGTCAAAGTCGATAGGCACTGCGCCTACATAGAAATAGTCATTGAACACCTTCGCAAAGTTCTTCTCGATGGCATCGATGTCGTCAGACGAGAGCCACTCCCATCGATTGACCGCCCATTCTTTCGGCGCCTTCGGTCGACGCAGGAGCGCGGCAACGATACACTCGGCACGACCTGATTTGCACTTGGCTCGTAGGCGGTCTTGGAGTTCGGACCATTCCATTTCAGTGCCCCCTTCCTGAATCGGTGATTCATGCGGATGTTCCTTGTTGTAGACTTCACGGAGACGTTTGATAGCATCTGCGTCAAGCCAAGACATTCCTTGTTCAAAACGAATACTTTTAAGTCCACTGGTCAGACAAACCAATGGATACTCTCAAACCTGTGATTGCTAAGTATCTCGAGGTCACGAAGCGACTCAATGAAATCAACGCACGAGCTGGCGAGCTGCGGGATGAGCGTCGTACTGTGGAGCTAGATCTTGCCGCTGCGTATGCGTCTTCGTCCGGTCTTCCCGACAAAATTGGACTGAACGCTTCGCAGATGATGTTCTCGGTCAAGAAGCCGGGCGAGTGGAAGAAGGGGTGGACGCTGTCTAAGAAGCAGCTCGAAGAATACCTCCTCGAGATCCTGCCGGACCGCGGGGAGGAAGTCATGCGAGAAATCGTGCGTCGTCATGAGGAGAAACTCGTCGCTACGGACTACTCGTTTGATTTGAGGTCTATTTCAGGGGAACGCAGTTAGATGCCTGTTTGGTGTCCGGGGTGGAAATCGCACTCCGCAACTGTCCGATTGCGGATTGCATCTCCTGAAGGAGTTGTTCGGCTTCTTGGATGTTCCTCTCTGGCATGAACCCAGATTGGATTCGGGTAAGATGGACCTGCATCACTTGACTCGATCGCATCATCCGCATTGCCAGAGTGCTGACGAAGGGCTTCACCATTAACGTGTGTATGATACAGATAGAGACTTTTTTAAACTGGGTTAAGACAATGGCAGCAGCGGGAGCCGGCGAACCCATTGCCTATCCGACAATCGGAGACTATCTCGCACCCGATGTACCCTATGTGAGAAGCGGGGTACCCGTGCGCAGAGGAGGACAGCGTGGCGGCGGTGTTCGTCAGGAAGACGAAGCCCTCGTTGAACGGTCTGTGACCGAGGGAGAATCGGCATGGGATGGTCTTCGTACCGCTCTCAACCGGATGGCTCCAACGGATCCTGCGCGCGTTCTGGAAATCAAAAACGAGATCCTTCGGCGGCTCGTCAACGAAGACATCGATACCCGCACCGGACCCGACGGACAGTCTGTTCTCGCGAAGTACATTCAGGCTCTCGACATCACACCTGAAATCATAAACTTCCGGGCAGAAGGGGGGACGACAGCTCTTATGTACGCAGCTGTCAACGGTCGCTGGAAGTCAATTCAAATACTGGCATCTCCTACCCTTCGCACAGACCCCAACATTCAGAACAACGCAGGAGAGACCGCGCTTATGTGGGCAGCGGCGTACAATGAAATCTCCGCGGTTCGAGAACTGAAGAAGTTTCGAAATGATCAGAATGACCCTCGGCGCCCGATTGCTCTGAACTACAATGTTGTGGACAATCTCGGATGGAATGCGATGATGGTTGCTGCTTGGTGCGGACATGAACTCATTGTTCAGCAACTTGCGGATTACACCGATGTGAACCATGTGAGCGCAGACGGGCGGAATGCTGCGAAATTGACATCCGATCCGGTGTCTCCTGCGCGCATCCGTGGAGCTTCCAACAAGGTGCTTGCCATGCTTGGAAAATGGCGGCATCCTCAACAGGGTGGGCGCAACCGCACGCCTCGTCGTTCGAAAACGAACTCAAAGAAACGAGGCACACGATAAGCAAATGGACGTGTATGCCCCCTACAATCCTGCGAACCGGGTACTCACAGAGAAGGACATTCATGGGATCCTACGAAAGCATGGATTGTCCCACTATCGAGTCCAGAACCGCAGGACCTTTCAGACCGCTATGGTTCATACGACCTATGTGAAGCGACTGGAATATACAACTCCCGACGGACGTCCGGCGCAACTCGCGCCGTGTCCTCCGGGCGTGATGCCTCTTCAGGATGAGTCGTACGAGTGTCTGGAATTCGAAGGCGACTCGGTTCTGGGTGTCTGCGTGGCTACCTATCTGCGCCACAAGTATCCCGAGCGCAAGCAGGGGTTCCTGACCGATGCTCGCAAGGAGCTGGTGAACAACGAGCGAATTGGTCAGTTGTCTCGGCAGATTGGGTTGGACCGGTTCTATGTCATCAGCCGGCACAACGAGGAATCGGCTGCGATTCATGGACGGACAAACCTCAAGAAGCTCGGAGATATCTTCGAAGCCTTCTTGGGTGCTCTGTGGACGGACTGCGGCAATCGGTTCGATATCGTGTATACGTTTGTGACCAACGTGATGGAGACCTACCTCGATATCGAGGAAGCGGTCTCTGCCACGACCAATTACAAGGATGTCTTCCAGAAGTATTGCCAACGCGAACTGCGGTGTACACCGAGTTACGTCATGCTCTCGAATGATTCCAAGAAGGGTGAGATTCGCGTGGCTGTCTGCGATGACACGGGTCGTCATCTGGGATACGGCGCGGGAACCACGCGCAAGAAGGCAGAACAAATGGCATGTCGCGAGGCATTAGCGTCTGCGGGAGTACCGGTTACGCCCTAGCCGCCGCTTGCGCGTCTTGCGTCGTCGACCACCATTCACCCCAGGACTCTGGGGTATCGAAAGAAACTCATCAATCCATTCCTTGATGCGGAAACGCGATTGTCTCTTCCACTCCATATCAGTCGCTTCGCGTTGTCCGTTGGCAACCGCACCAACCGCAGTCACAACCTCTCGAATAACCGCTACGGCTGCTTCGTGTGCTTCTCGAGAGCGAATCTCAAGGTAGTCTGCAACGTGGTATAGTTCTTCTTCGTGAAATGCCTCACCGTATAGTCTGAGAACGTCGTACAACCGAGTTCCTTCAAGAATATCGGGTGCATCCAGTGCGGCTCGGAGTTCACGCACGGATTCGTACAGATGAGGAACACGGGCAGCGTAGTTGCTACGATTTACCATTGTCTAGGGTCTCGATTTTTAACGACGACGAGAGTAGCGAGCCTTCCGGGACTTGCCCTTGCCCTTCCGGGTCTTCCGGCGTCTGCCACCTGCAGGACCGCCCGCACCCGCCGCAGCAGGACCCGCACCGCCCGGAGGAGGCGGGGGAGGACCACGACCTCCTAAATCGGATCGCACACCAGGACCGCCCTTCTCAACCATCATTCGGCTAATTGCGGTTGCGGCACTCTCCGACCGCCCACCCGGAGACAGAAACCCAACGACTTCACGCTGGAGTTCGGGAGGAAGAGTCGAAAGTCCCTCCTTGCTCATCCCCTTCATCGCAGCAACACCCCGCTCATTTTCCACATGGGACATCATTGACAGGAAAAGATTGGCTTCACGCTTCAATTCATCCAGAATTTCCTGCTTCTCTTCCACGCTGTCGCCCGCACCGAGCTGTCTGGCTCCGTAGTTAGAACGCCAGAGCATCGTAAACTGAACTCCAAGCTCACCGTCTCCGAGTTTTTCAATCGGACCCTCGAGTGCGGTACCCTCGGTGGACGTCTCCCGCCAGAACTCCTGCGCCAGTTGCTTAAGTCTCGTCCCCTGTAGGATATTGGGGGCATCCAGTCTCGCACGATACTGCTTGACATAATCGTACACTGCGTTCGCCATTTATAAATCGGCGCGGTTTTTTAACGTCTGCGAGTGTACCGGCGACGAGACTTGCCCTTGCGAGTCTTCTTGCGACCCCCGAACAGCCGCTGATCTAGGAGCTGGCGTCTCTCTGCGGGAGATAGATAGATACGGATCTGCCCCTTCGCGTCATTGATGAGTTGGGGTATCCTTACGTCTCCTGCCTCAAGACGACGTTCAATATGCTGACCGAAATTCTGAAGAGACACCTGAGCAGCCTGCTTTAGATCCGATGCCGTATTGAGGAGGGTTGCCTTCGAAGGATTGCGAACGAGATTCGCATACAGTTCCATAAACCCACGCTGACCCCCACGAGCAGGAGCCGTGTTCGACGGTCGAACCATCGGCTCTGCTGACATTTATTCTTCGAGTTGATTATTTACGACGCTGAGTCGTCAGTCTCTTCTTGGTATACCGCTTGATGGTCTTGCCCTTGGGATACAGCACTGTCTTTGTGCAAATCGCGATTGCCGCAGACTCCTTGTTCGAGCCCTTGCGAGGACGAATGGTCTTCCGCACGGACTTGACGCACCGACTGAACTTGGCACCAAGCTTCATTTATCTTTGGAGTATACAAAATGGCAAACGACAAGGAAGCCGATTGGATGAAGGACATTTCCAGTGAGACGATCTGCACGTACTACTACTGGGTGTTCGTCATCACCGCGATTGTGTCTGCGATCATCCTGGTCTGGCAACTCTCTGAGATCTCCCGGAAGCCGAAGCTGGCAACACCGATTCTGATGACTCTGCCGACTCTGATCCTGGGAGTCGTGAACACTCTCTTCATCTACATCATCTGCTCGCGTGCCCTGTTGAAGTAGAATTTATCCTCGAGAACTAGTAAACACAAATGGGTGGCGGTCTACTCCAGCTCGTCGCATATGGCGCCCAGGATGCCTACATCACTGGCAATCCCCACATCACTTTCTGGAAGGTGCTCTACAAGCGCCACACCAACTTCGCCATCGAGGCAATGCGCGTGAACTTCACGGGTGCGCCGGTGTACGGTCAGCGTGTTGTTGCCGTTGTGAACCGCAATGCGGACCTGGTCTGGAACACCTATGTCGAGATCACGCTTCCTGATACGACGGGTCCCGATGCGAGTACCTCCGAGGGCGCATCAGACGATATCTACTGGTCAGCGGGTCATCGCCGGCGCCTGGGTTACGCTCTCCTCCAGCAGATTGAGGTTGAGATTGGTGGTCAGATCATCGATCGCCACTACGGCGAGTGGCTCTACCTGTGGGAGACGCTCAGTGCCCCGCTGGATACGGCGATCAAGCTGGACTCCCTGGTCGGCGGTCCCTATTCCGGCACGGTTTCGACCTCCCTGACGTGTGGTGGACGCCCCCCGGTTCTGTATGTCCCCCTCCAGTTCTGGTTCAACCGCAACCCCGGTCTTGCCCTCCCGCTTATCGCTCTCCAGTACCACGAGGTTCGTTTCAACATCACCCTGGGTGATGCGACCAACCTGGTTTCGTCGAACTCCAGCAACACGTCTGCGAACACCATCACCAAGGCGGCGGCTGCGCTCCCGGCGCTCCGCGACATGGCGCTGTACCTCGACTACATCTACCTGGATGTCGACGAGCGCCGCAAGTTTGCCCAAGAGTCCCACGAGTACCTCATCGAGCAGCTCCAGTACGAGGGTCAGCAGCAGATCACGACCTCGTCTGCGCGCCTCGACCTGACGCTGAACCACCCGATCAAGGAGCTCATCTGGGTGTTCCAGGATTCTCGCTACACGGATTGCGGTGCGGTTACGTCGGTTGTTGATCCCGAGACGGGCTCGACGGCTGCCTATACGATGCCGTTCACCTACAGCGACATCGTGAACCGCTGCCGGATTCAGATCAATGGTCAGGATCGGTTCGATGAGCGGTATGGCGATTACTTCTGGAAGGTCCAGCCGTACCAGCACCACACCGGCGGTTCCTTCGGTCCTCTGCGGCGCGCGACGGTTAGCGGTACGGGAGTTGTCAGTGGTACTGGAGTTGTCAGTGGTACGGGAGTTGTCAGTGGCGCGAACCTCACGGGTGCCAACATCACGGGCGCGAACCTTTCGAGTGCGAGACTGACGTTTGCGGAAGCAAACCCGATCAATGTGTACTCGTTTGCGATCAAGCCCGAGGAGCACCAGCCGTCCGGTACGTGCAACTTCTCCCGCATTGACTCCGCGACTCTGGTGTTCGACTCGGTGACGTCCGGTGCTGCAGGCACCTTCCCGAACAAGACC